TTGAAGCCAACAGTATTTTTGTGTCTCGTTAGAGTATTTTCCAACTTTATTTTAAGTTGTTTTCTAACATTTACCTTTTTACTTGTTGTTTTTTTCATGGTTGACTATATTACCAATTATGCTATAATATACTAATAATTACCTAAAATATCATGAATAAAATGCACACAGATTTGCCAAAAACAATTAACGAAGCACTTAAAATATTAGCATATAACGACTTTTTATGGCATACCCCCCAACTTCCGCCTAGTGCAAAAGTGAAGCCTCATCCAAAAGACATAGAAACCGTAAAATCACTAGCAGAATCGCAGTATGCATGGACTGAAAAACAGGCCAAGTTAGCGTTGGTAATTTTGAAAAGGTACCTTACAAAGTTTCAGGCCAACGGTATGGACATTAAGACTCTCCTTGACAATCCTATATATGATAACGAATTCAGGGTGATAAGTTTTGATAAAGTTATTGAAAAATACACCGATGAAGATAATGTAACAAAGATCGAATTAAGATTTCCTTACAATAAAAAGGTGATACAACTTATTAGATGTTTGAAAGATAAGCGCCACTTTCCTGCGGGCTACAGTCAATATGATGGTGAATCCAAAAAATGGACTTTCTTGCACACAGATGTTACTGCGTATTATCTTACTCTTATTGCCGCAAGGTATGATTTTAAATTTGTTGACGATAGTTTATTGAAGGATTATGAAACTATAAAAGCAGAAATTATCGGGCACAGGAGACCAACTGCTAAATTGGAAAATGGCAAAGTCCACCTAGTCGATGCTCCAGAATCTTTGAAAGAATTTTGGGAAGATAATTGTCTCACACGCTCAAGCCTAGAGCAAGTCGACATGCTTAAAAATTTTGCTATATCTACACATGGTATTGATGTTCCAGCAACCAATTTGCTAGCCAAAAAAATTGCTCATAACAATTATCATAAACTTTGGATAGACTCAAACGGCTTCACTAAAAAAGAGGTGATAGCAGGACTGATGGAATTGAACTGCTTTCCTTTAATAATGCCTGTTAGTGGGGACATACACATGGAGGCAGACGTAAAAGATTTTTGGGAATGGCTAAATGTATTTCGTTCACTTGGTATAGATATACTGAATGAATGTTCATGGGGGTTCGATGTTAAGGAACCAATTTATGCCAAGGACCTGCACAACGAATATGATGATAGGCAAGTCGCAATACACAATGCAAAACCGAGACAATACTTTGAAAATCTTTTTGAATTACATCAAATGAGCAAACAGTTCAAATTGATAAATGATAATACCAAAGTTATTTTTGTTAGAAATCGGATACCTCGAGCATTGATCAAAAGTAAAATAAAGGCAAAGGCATCGCTTGTCGCTCTTGGAGGCGGATATTATGCCACAGGTACAGACAACCTGAAAAGACTTCTTGAAAATCTTCCTAAAAAGTTGTATTATAGTAATCATCAGCCAAGCAGTTGGGATTGGCATGATCATGTTATAGTAAAACTTTGAAATGAGTAGTTGTAAATTAGTAATAAAAGATGAGGTAAATGTAAAATTTGAGAACTTGTCTCTTGAATGGAGAAAACGTCTATCAAATAAATTTAAATATGAAATACCATATGCACGACACCTGCCCGCTGTAAAACTAGGAAGGTGGGATGGCAAGATAAGTTTCTTTGGACTAGGGGGAACAACTTACTTGAACCTGGTTGACCAAATACTACCAATATTGGAAGAAGGCGGAGTTTATGTTGATTTTGAAGACAAAAGACCCAAACATGACTTTCAATTTACGGCGGTGGACAAAAACTATCTATCACACATCACGTGGCCAGAAACACATCCAGCGGCTGGACAACCAATAGTGTTACGTGATTATCAAGTCGAAACAATAAACAAATTTATTCAAAATCCGCAGTGCATACAAGAAATAGCCACCGGGGCAGGAAAAACAATTATTACTGCGGCACTATGTCAATTGGTTGAGCCATATGGAAGAACATTGACAATAGTTCCGAACAAAAGTTTAGTTACCCAGACTGAAGAGGACTTTCTAGCCTGTAATCTCGATGTTGGAGTTTACTATGGAGATCGAAAAGAACTAGGAAGATTCAACACAATAGCAACGTGGCAGTCATTGAACGTGTTGGAGAAGAAAAGCAAAGACGAACACACCACAGACTTTCTAGAGGCAATAAAAGGCATTTCAACTGTGATAATCGATGAAGTACACATGGCAAAGGCAGACGTACTGAAAAGATTGTTGACCGGTCCTTTCGCACACTGCGGCATACGTTGGGGACTTACAGGCACAGTTCCAAAAGCGGATTATGAATTCATGGGACTGAAATGTAGCATAGGTGATGTTGCAAACAGAATACAAGCAAGTGAATTGCAAGACAAAGGCGTTTTAGCAAACTGTCATGTAAATGTTTTACAAACACAGGATCATCCACAGTTCAAATCATACGCAGAAGAATTAAAATGGCTGACAACAGATCAAACCAGGATGACTTGGGTCGCTAAGACAATCCAAGACATTGCAACGTCTGGCAATACATTAATTCTTGTAGATAGAATTTCTGCTGGTGAAATATTAGAAAAAAAAATAAAAGATGCAGTGTTTGTATCTGGATCAACAAAAAACATGGACAGAAAGGAACAGTACGATGAAATATCTACTTCAACAAATAAAGTTATTATTGCCACATATGGAGTTGCCGCTGTTGGCATTAACATTCCTCGGATTTTTAATCTTGTTCTCATAGAGCCAGGAAAGTCATTTGTAAGGGTGATCCAAAGCATAGGACGAGGCATAAGAAAGGCTGAGGACAAAGACAGTGTTCAGATATGGGACATTACCAGCAGTTGCAAGTTTGCGAAAAGGCATCTCGGAGCAAGAAAAAAGTTTTACAAAGAAGCCAATTATCCTTATAATATAGAAAAAATAAATTATGAAAATCCTTACACTAGATAATAGGTCATACAAACTTGAGAAGATACCAGAATGGGTTGATGAAAAGTTAAGGTTCGCAGTATTAGATAACTCTGATCCTTCTAATCCTGACTTTTTCTATATTCCATTAATTTTTTTAGAAAGTTTTAACGCCCCCGCGGCGGTGTTAGAAATTGGAAAACACAAAATTAAAATGCCATTAGATTGGAAGATGCTTATTGGAGAGGCAGGACAATCAGAAATGCATGTATTACCAATCACAAGTTTAAATGACAGAGGATTTGATGCATTCACATTCAACCCTCTTAGTAGCAGTAAGCCTGACTTTTATCCGATTGACGTCGTAGACATCTATACAGAAGTGAAATGGTATTTTCCTAAAATAAAATCTGGCCAGATGTTGGCTGTGCCTTTGAACAATGGTCCGCGTCCGGTGTGTGCTTATTTTGTGAAGGACATATCAAGACAGTGCGAACAGGTAGACTATGGTTCAGTCTGGTAGGAGATCAATAAAAATAGATGCACCCATCATGATAACAACCAATAAAATTGCAGTTTGGATGGACGAAGGTGAATGGGCCAGAGATTTTTTCCAATGGTTACAAGATAACAAACTACACAAGAAAGTTTCAGGTTTACAACATATGCAAAATAAAATTAAAATAACATTTGTAACAGCAAAAGATTGTACAATGTTTACATTAAAATATGCCAGCAGACAACAATAGAAAATTTTTTGACTTACGTAATGGACTGAAAGCGGTAGATTATCGTAATAAAGATTACTTTGATCGAATTGATGACAAAGAGAAGTCACTTTACTCGCCATACATGCTGATGAGATATGTCTCAACAACTTCATCCAAAGATCAATTTTATGTTGAACACTACATAGAAATGGTCAATGAATGCGTGAACAAGCACTGCTTCACACTTGGAAAACACAAAAAATTACTATGGATCTTGACAGCAATGTGCGGATCTCTGACACAACAGTTTCACCCATGGATCAAGCCAATGAAACGTGTTCCTAACAAGTCACTTAAAAAACTGCAACAACTGTATCCAAACTGGAAAGAGTCAGATCTCGAGACACTTGATAAAATAATCACAGATCGAGAACTAGAACAATTGATCGAGGACCATGGAGACAATTAAAGTAATCGAACCTGATCTTTCAACTGTAGACTTTGAAATTGTAGATCAAAGTAGACATTTATTCAACGAATTTGAAAATATCAAACTAAAGGATGTCAGTAGCCAAAATAAAGCGTACTTGGCCCTGTTCTTCCGACAACCTTTCGAGGTCGAAGAGGCGATCGATAAAATTGATAACCAATTGTTTTTGTTAATGCAACAAGGAATAGTCAAGCCTTTGATTATAATGATAACAGAGGCATGGGATCTTTTCAACACCTATGCTTGGGACGAAAACAAACTGAACCTTACCCCGGATTTT